GAACAAGTATAAGGTTCAAACCTAACGTCAGTCGGCAGAACATTAGCCATTGCTACTTTAGTCATATAGAGGCCAATTGCACCAAATATTACAAATACAACTACTCCCAAAGTACCTATTCCATAATTTTTAATAAACCCGCCAATATTAGGGTCTTTTGCAGAATTGTTCTTTTTCTTTTTAATAGCTTCATCATTTGTATCTGTATTTGACATTATTTATAATAAATATATATTAAATTTTGTAGATAATTTAATATAAGACAATTAACGATTGACTAATCTCTAAAATACTATTTATAATATTTTATATTTAATATAATATTATAATAAATGAGTGTATTAAATAAATATAAATACATTATTTTATCAATAATAGTAATAATATTTTTCTTTGGATTATTGTTTGGGTTTGGATTTAAAGAAGGATTTGAACCAAATAAATATGACCCGAATACTTTTACTAATACTAATACTAATACAAATGCACAATTAGTAAATAAATACAGTCATTCTGTTAATTTACCTTTAACAGATCCAAAAAGTTGTCAAAATGCATGTTATAATGCCAAATGTTCTAAAACTGGCGAACAATGCTCCACTGATGTAGATTGTTATCAATATGGATGCGAATCTCTCTTAAAAACAGTATACGATAAGCTTCTTTTAGAAGAATCTTTACCAAAAGACAAGCAGAATTATGTACCAATAGGGGTAGAAGAAACAGGCAGATTGATTTATAATCAGAATCCACAGCATTCTGCGTTAACATATGATATTGGAACAACAGCTACTATAATAGATAAAGATGCACAAGTGCCTAGACCTTATAGAGGAGTCAAAATATGGGAGCCAGTCTATAATGCAAAAGCAAGATTAATTGACGACGAATTGGCTTACCAATATGCAGCCGAACCTGAACAATATAGATCAACTCCTGTGTATAAACCGACACTAACTGCCACTGGACTGTTCTATGATATTGGACCTACGGCGGCAAACGCGTCTTTAAATTAGCAATTATAATATATATATTTTAACTTAAAGAGACAATTATAATATATATTTTTTTAACTTAAAGAAAATATAAATTGTTGAACATTTTTCACAAAGTTATGAAACAAAAGGATGGTTTGGAACAACCTTTTCAAAGGTTGTCTAGGTTGCATACATTAGTCCCACATTGCCTCCAACAAAGTTCACAATATTAATGCGCTCTTCAAACAATGTTAGATTGAAATTGTAGTCATATATGCGCCATGTAGGTTTATTTACGCCAATTATTTGTCCCGTTTGAGGGTCACAAATGCTGAGACTTTGCGCTAAAGGGTCTAGAGGCGGAATAATCGTATTGAATTCTAATTCTACTTGACTGAAACGATTCATATTTATTGCCCCTGATGGCTGTAAATCTGAATTATTAGAATTAAGTCCAAAATTGTAACAATATATTCCAGGAGGTGCATTACCGCTCGTCCTTGTATATTTTTCAATATAATTATATATACCAGCAGGCTGTGTATTTTCTCTATAAGACCCATCCAGCAAAATACCCATTTGAACCAATATCAACTTGTCATTTTCCGGCGAATAATTTGATGTAATTAGCAGACCAGTTAGAGTACCATTAGTATTAACACCTGGTCCAATATAAACTGGAATTAAAGCGCCTGTAGAATCCGTTCTGTAAATAAGATAATCACCAGCTGCCGGAGCTTGGACTACATCTAGTGGCATATAATTATAAGGCCAATTTGTGTAATTAGACCACTCATTTCTTAAATTAATATCACTTCTTTGAAAATAGAACATCCAATTAGATACCATTCCTAGCGAATCCAATGACACTTTATTTGCACCAGTCACATTGAAAAACTGTTGCTCATGAACTTGTTTAATCAAATATTTCTGCTCTTCTAAAGCAAATAGCCGCGTTTCCTCATTTGATAAAAAGCAATATGTACAATTTAAATGAACATCTGCATTCCATAATGTTCTAGTATCAGTATATGATGTAATACTAATGTCAATATCAGGTGGTGGTTGTAAGAAGCGATAAAACTGCATATACCATGAATTAAAGTTGGGAGCTATATATGGATAATTATAAAAAGAATCAAATACATCACGTATCTGAAATAATTCATTTATTGGGCGGATTGTTACGACAATATGCAGCTCATTATATTGCAGTGCTGTCAATGGAAATGCCATTTGCGATTTGAGTCCAAACCAATTATTTAATGGAATATATAAGATACGTCCGCGAATAGACGGTTCAGGGCCTGCTAAATCAGGTGTATAAAATGCATTTGGATATGAATTGACACGTGATCCGGCATTACCAGGGTCATTTATTTCGGCAGTATTTCCAGACATAGTATCAAACAATTCTTTTTTGACACCAGTAAAATCTCGCTGAACTGCTGACAATAAATAGTCACCTGAGTATTCTTGTAGCGTATAGTTACCGCAAGTAATGCTAATTTTTGAAATCATTTTGGCTCCTAAATTCTCAATCCATTTGAATTCATATGGAGCCCATTGCTGGTTCGTAGAATCTGGTTGAGGCGGCAAAATCGGACTCCAGATGCTAGGTAATACAACGGACATATAACAATCCATAAGTAGGTCGGCATATCTAGGTATTTTAAAGGTGAATGTTGATTCTTCTTGTAGGCGCAATGTTTTAGAACCTTCAAAATCAACGCGAAATTTTTGCAGACCAAAATTGGTATATTGAGCATATGTAGATTTAAAAAATGTTTTAGACGGATTCCCATTTAGAATAATATTTTGTTGACCAATAGATACAAGATTCATAAGACCTCCAGGCATTTAATTGTTATAATACTAACATATTATTTTTTTAACTAATAATAATACAATTATAATAATTGTTTTGTATAAATTATTTATACAATAATATATAAAAGATGGCAACAAATACACCAACCTCAAATACATCAGTAGCCGAAATACAAAATACTATAACAGGCGGTTTAAATAATTTAAAACAGATGCAGGATTCTACACTTATTACATTAATAACAATGCTTACATTTACTGTAATTGTAATCTCCTTTTTATACTATTTCTATTACACAGGCACGGGTAATTTTGGAGGTATAGCAATAATAATAATATTATCAGTAATGTTTAGCGTTTTAGGTCAGGCAATGCTAGATACAGTAGGTGCTGTAATCGGCGGAGGTCTTGGATTAATAATAGGTATTGCAATATATGTAAATATGGCTAATAACATGGTCACAAGAGAATGTTCGCTAATGGATACTGTATATGGAGAGCTAAATACAAATATTATATCTATTAAACCATCTAGACAAGAATTCCAATATAGTTTAAGAGATTATTATATTAAATCGGCCTACAATTGCTGCAGTGGTGGAAATTATAAAAATGATTATGTGACTATGTGTACATTGACAAATTTATTAAAACAAGGTGTAAGAGGGCTAGATTTTGAGATTTATTCTATTGATGACCAGCCAGTAGTTGCAACAAGTACGGCAGACAATTATTGTGTGAAAGAAACATTTAATTATATTAATTTTAGCGATGTAATGAAGACAATAGCCGACAATGCATTTTCATCTTCTGGTGCTCCTAATCCAGGTGACCCGATTATTTTCCATTTGCGCATCAAGAGTGAAAATCAAAAGATGTATCAAAATTTTGCAAAGATTTTGGAGCAATACAATAATTTATTAATGGGTAAATCGTACAGTTATGAGAATTCTAAAAACAAACTTGTTACCAATTTTGGTGCGACTAAGTTGACAGAATTAATGGGTCAAATTTCTATTATTGTGGATAGAAGTAATTTAGCATTTTTGGAATGTACAGAGTTTTATGAATATGTTAATATGACAAGTAATTCAATATTTATGAGGGAATTGACATATGATGACATACAACATACTCCTGATATTACAGAATTGATTGAATATAATAAATTATGTATGACAATTGGAATTCCAAATAAAGGGGCAAATCCTGCTAACCCAAGTTCGGTTGTAATGAGAGAGACTGGATGTCAAATGCTTGCAATGAGATATCAAAATATAGAGGCAAATGTGGGGGAAAATGATGCGTTCTTTAATGAAAACAATAGTGCATTTGTTTTAAAGCCCGAGAATCTACGATACAAACAGGTTGTTATTGAATCACCTCCACCACAAGACCCCAAATTGTCTTACGCAACGCGAACTGTTAGTTCTGAGTATTATAATTTTGATATTTAGATTTTTTCAAGAATTTATAAGATTTTATAAGTTTTTATTATCATTATATATTAAGAAATATATAATGAAAAAAGAAATATGCGACAAGAATATGAAATTTGAAGATTGTGAATTAGCAATCCTTCGTACTGCGGTGGATAAAGCCGAAGAACGTCAAGGCAGAAAAGACGCTAATTCCCCAGAAATCAAACGTATTATTACCATTGTAGAAAATTTTATTAGAACCAAGAAACTTATTTGTTATGGTGGCACGGCTATAAACAATATATTGCCAAAACAAGACCAGTTTTACAACAAAGATATTGAAATACCTGACTATGATTTTTATAGTTCAAATGCTCTTAATGATGCCAAGGAACTAACAGATATTTATGTTAAGGAAGGCTTTATTGAAGTTGAAGCCAAGTCAGGACAACATTATGGCACTTTTAAAG